TCGTATTTTTCCCTTGCCGCAAGCACTTCCTCCCGTGCTTCTTTCAGCAGGTTGCATCTTGCCTCAAAAGTCTCATCGCCCTGCTGAAACAATTTCACATATTCGATGATCATCTCTACCGGGACTCCGGCTCCCCGAAGGCAGATTGCATTCTGTATCCACTTTAAATCTTCCTCTGTATAATTGCGGATACCTCCTGCCGTTCTTCCCACTTCCGGGATTGCACCGACACGCTCGTAATATCTGAGCGTATCAGCAGTAATTTCAAACTGTGTACATACTTCTTTAATAGTCATATTCATTTTCTCCCTTCCACCGTGCTATCTGCCAAGCGATTGCTCACAAAATGCTCAGTAGTTCTAACATTAAGGTTATTTTACTCCTTGGAGTTCACTCAAAGTCAAGTGGTTTTTTCATTTTTTCTCAAAAAATAGATATCCCAAAATACAATTCGGACTAGTTACATGGAAAACCGCAAAAAAAACATCCTCTCACATTTTACAAAATGAGGGGATGTTAATTTTTGAAGTGTTAAGTTTATGACATTGCATCGGAACTACTTATCCTTTCCGGCTTCACTCATCGCCAATTCCACGATTCAGATACTCATTCCACCTTGCATTGACGCTCTCCAGTTCCTTCTTCTTCATGATTCGATTCCTGTCACTCAAGATTGCAAGCATTTCATCTGCAACTTCTTCCATTGGCAGCTTCTTGTAATGTGACAGATAGCCGATCATACGCTGTGCTGTCCAATCTGTATTAAGATTCTTCGTAACATCATCGCAAAACGGTTCTGGATATCCTCTACGGAGCATCATATTGTAAAGTTCAATACTTTTTTCTGATTTCGGCTTCATTATTCTAATCCCTTAAAAAATGCTACTGCATTTTCCAAATCCTTTTCTTTTACCTTTGTGGCATCAATCAGCTCTACATCACATTCTTTAGCAATCGCCTCTACTACTTTCTTTGTGTTGCTATGATGTACACTGGCATAAATAATTGCCTTCATTTAACCTATCTCCTTTACTTCATTCTGTAAATCATTTTTCCTGCATCCATCAGTTGCTTGAGATAAACTGATGCTGCCTGGCGCTCACTTTTGCTCTTGAAACGTAAATTGATTCGCGACTAGTTTTACTGTTTACTCATATAATTATGCCATCCAAATGATCACATTCATGTTAGATAATCTGAGCTGTCCATCTTGAATTTCAGACTTCTTATCATCTAATCACATTACCATTTCTTACAACAAATCTCTGATAGCATCTATGATATCTTTATATGATATATCCTTTGCATATTTAAATTTCTTTTGATATTTCTCCCACATATTCAGAAGGTCAGCATTTTCGGCAATTGTATTCAGAATTGTGTTTATATCAGAAATTTTATCCGTACTGCCTCGATGCGCTGCCGTAGCCGATAAAGCCTCTTTCAATAATGCTTTATCATATTTTTGGGTTGTAGTAAGAATAAAAACATCATAAAAATCTCTTATTTATCTCTATATTCCGATTCTGATAATCTAGCCAAAAAGCGTTCAAACATATAGTTTTGAAGAACAACCTGTGCAGCTATATTATTATCCTTAGCATAATTCTTTATTCTCGCCTTTAAACTCATTGCTTTTGAACTCATAACAGTACCTCCAAGTAATTTTTTAACTCATTACTAACTTTAAACTGCTGTGCATATACCGATAAGAGATTTAAATCCTTTTTATCAAAAGTAGCATAATTCTTAATCGCACTAATTACTGTTTCCTCATCCAACCTATTTTTTGAACGCAATATATCACAAATTGTTCGTTCCGGATTATAACAACGGACTTCATTACCAAATGTTGTTGTTTTAGTAATTAAACCGATTTCATGTAATTCAGTTTTAATGTAATAACAATTACATTCGCCCTTTAAGGAATTAGGCAAGGCAGAATTGCTCTGTATTGTCACTGTATGGATAAATGGTGTTCTATCTGACAGACCATTTAAAAAAAGTGCTGTATCGTGTGAAAAAATAATTCTTTTCGAGCGAAGCATCAATGTATACATATCATCATGAATTTTATCGGGCAAAGTATAAACACCTTGTCTGCTGCGTTCTAGCAATCCATTTTTCACATAACTTGTAAGCAAAGTTCTGGAGAAACCTAGTTCTGCAACCCTTGCTGTAGTTATCATATTATTGTTGTTTTTCATTTCTTCATATATCACCGCATTGATTTTCAAACCAAGCACCTCCATGCTTAACATTCATATTGATATTATGGTGTTTTTCGATTCAAATGTCAACAAAATCACTTAATATTTGAAATCTAAGCGAATATTAGCAAACCGCTTTGATCATATAATTTTATAAGGTCATGCTCTTATCTAATATTTGAAATTCAAGAAATATGATAAAGCTGTAAACGCATCGTTAGTTAAACTGTAGTTGCGTCACAGAGCTGAGAAAGTGACGTGCAAGCCTTCAAATCGCAGCTAGGAAGTGCCAGGCACCAATGTGTATCCAGCATCCTGCAACCACGCCAATCATACACTGACAACGCTGGGACTTCAGATATCCATGGAGCTATATTTGTATTTGCTAACACAGGATTTTCCTTTATCTTTTTCAAAGAACCTGTCCGATAATAATCGGCATATTCAATATTGGGGTATTTCTTAGTCCATCCGGTTCCCGTTATCACATCGCCGATGTGAAAACGGTTTTTTCCTGTTGCTTCTCAGAAATTGCAATCACGTAATCCCGCTCTTTCTCATCCGCGTCGCCTGTCAGGAACAAATTGTATCCTGTCAAACTGTGCGTTCGATTATCTAAACGATATCTCCACACGTTTGATCGCGGCTGAATTGATTTTATAGTTCCAGCAAAGCTGATTTTTCTCTGTTCTCCATCCATGCTCCTATCACACCCTTTCAATTATTTTCATAGCTTTCTTAGCCTCCCTAATCAGTGACTTCTGCTCACTGTCAGCAAAAGGTATCAATGTTTGCAGATGCTTATATCTTTCCTTAGCCAGCTTTTTCCTACTTTTAAGCGTGCTACGTTCCTTTGTAAAACGACAGATTTCAGCACTATCAATAATGATTCGACAGTCATTTGAAATCTGCTGCTTAGTCAGGCTTGCATAAAGCTTTATATCCGGCAAAAGTAATGGATCATTTTTGCCTTGAAATAATGCATGCTCCCATGCAGTAATATTATGTCTTCCAGTAAAAAGTCCCATATCATTATACTTATTTTCTCTTCTAGTCATGGTCTGTCTGATTTTTTATTCAGAAATCAGATAAAGCTGTGAACGCGTCGTAAGGTAAGCTGTAGTCGCGTCGCAGAGCTGAGAAAGTGACGCCTGTACCTCCAAAACGTAGGAAATTAATTCATCGTTTGTAAAGATTAGAGCGCGTCGCTCAACGCGTAATTTTTCCACAACTTGCGGAAAATTCATTCAATCTATGCTATCTAAATGAATTAACGAGGAATCCTCGGTAGTTGAACTTGTTTATGTCACTCACCTTTGTAATATTTTTCCGTCTGTCTGTCAAATTCAGAAATATATTCCTGATCCTGCCGTACACGGAAAGATTCATATTCTTTGGTAGCTTTTTCAATCGCCTGTTCGTGAGATATCTCTCCCTTACCATCAAGAACCTGCCTGCGGTTATTTTTTAGGAACTGGTCAGTATGGTCTACCCAGTCCTGCATACTCATAAGAACTTCATCCTCCGCCATAAGTTCCGCATAATCAATAAACATAGTAACAAGCCGGTTAAGTCGAGACATTTCCTTTCATTCAGATAATTCTTGGCAACTACAATATCTCTTTTGAGTATCTTTCCATCAGGTGCATCCTTCCATGTAGTAAGTCCCATCGTAGGGTTTTGAGCATCTGCCCGCTCATAAATAATCTCTGCTGCCGTCTGTCCTGTTACTGCGAAATGAAGTTTATTCTGGACAAAAGCGTAAAACGCCCTTGTAATCTCACTATTCTTGTCGTAATCATAACTGCACTGTTCAAAAATATCTGTTATCTTCTGATATGCACGGCGTTCACTAGCACGAATTTCACGAATCCGTTCCAGTAATTCATCAAAATAATCTTTTCCGAAAGGTTGACCATTCTTGAGCATATCATCATTCAGTACAAAACCCTTTGTAATGTATTCTTTTAATGTCTTAGTCGCCCACTGTCGAAATTTCGTAGCTTTTCTGGAATTCACCCTATACCCAACAGCTATGATTGCATCGAGATTATAAAAATCTACATTTCGCCGCACCTCACGACTGCCCTCAGTTTGAACTTGTTCCATTTTGGAACAAGTTGCTTCACGCATCAGTTCTCCTTCTTCATAAATATTTCTCAAATGTTTTGTAATTGCCTGTGTATTCACATCAAACAAATCTGCCATGGCTTTCGTCGTAAGCCAAAAGGTTTCATCAAAATAAACCACACTCACGCACACATTGGTATCATCCATTTGATAAAGGACGATTTCATGATCATTCTTCATTCCACTAATCCTCCTCTACTTAATCTTTGCCAGCACATCTTGGAATATAGCGTAATTGTGCTTAACACCATCATCCAGATCGTATGTCTTCAGATGGTCTGCATAAAAATCATTCTTGAAGTCAATATCATAACCTAATGACTCCAACATCTGAACAAAAGTCTTATTTACGATATTTTCATTTTTCTTTATCAATCGATTTACATAGGATGGGTAGTTCCCACATCCTCGGCAAGTTTTGCCTGCGTGGTTTCTGCTTCTATGCATTTTACCTTTACATCAACTTCTATATTGTTCTTCAGCTTTAACTTCCACCTCGTCTATCTCTTTTGAAATAAATTGTTTTAATTGTGCAATTTATTATAACACAAATTTATGAATTTTTCTATCCTTGCTTAAAAATATCCAAAAACACCCAAGACCGAAATCACTAAATTGCGTTCAGATGTTAGGCGACGAATTCTTTTATCCTAAAACGACAATTAGCCGACATTTAAATTTCTCCAGTTACTTAACTAAACTTCCTACAATGTGTCGTTTTTACGACGCTCTTTTTTATTTTAAGTAGTATACTCTTACATGTAGATAACATATTCTAGCTCACCTAATTTTCACATTAACCCAAAACCATTAATCAAAATTTGCTGTACCTTTGCTATATTTCGTGCACATTGCTGTACTCTCAAAAAATCCTATAAATTAATAATCTGTTTTTAAACATTTAAATACATATCATTAGGAGTTTATATTCCTACTGAAATTGAAAAAATTTAAATTACGTGACAAATCTTCCATTGATTCTTTTTTCTTCAATTCTGTGACTTCTGCATATATATCCATCGTGGTTTGAATACTTGCATGCCCCATAATTGCCTGTATTACTTTAATGTTAGTTTCATTTTCGCAAAGCCTTGAGCAAAATGTATGTCTTAGGTGATGACAAGTAAAATGAGGTATAATTACCGGCTCTCTATGTTCTTTCTTCGCCTTTACTATTTCATCAGCATTATGAGCTTCATATATTCTCTTTATTACTCTGTTAATAGCTTGCGAATTATTAATCATACCAAATCTGTTTGTAAATATAAATCCTTCCATCCCATCAACTTCTACTACCGAAAAGCCCTCCTTTTCCTGCTTGTCATACTCATCCTTCAGTGCTTCATAAACCGGTTCCATCATTGGGATAATTCTGATACCTGCATTTGTTTTAGGTAAAGATACTTTAAATTCACATTTGTAAGTATCTTCTTTTCTAGGATAGTAAGTCATACTATGATTAATATCTATTCTTCTTTTTTCAAAATCAATATCATCCCAGCGTAATCCAACAACTTCTCCAATTCGGCAACCTGTTCCTAGTAAAAGCATAAATAAATTGTACCAATTTGCAAATATCGGACTATTCACGATGTAGTTGATAAATGCTTGCTCTTGTTCTACAGTTAAGGCATGTCTGACACCTTTACTCTTGCCACTTTTTTTCTTAAGTTCAGCCATTACACCATCTGATGGATTATTTCTTATAATGTTATCTCTAACTGCCATTTGAAATCTTCCAAAACCAGCTGCATCTTTCTGATTTTAGAATCTGCCACACGGGTTTTTAAGAATGCCACTCCATATCCAAGAGTTTCAGGCTGCTCCTGTCTGCCCTCTTCTCTTACATCACTGCCTTCAACAACAGAAAA